CGGGCGATTTAATCCTCAATTCTGCTTCTGGTGAAGTTGAAATTAATGACAACCTAGATTTAAACGGAACATTAAATGTTTCTTCAACATCAATATTTGCAGGACAGGCAGTATTTAATACTGGTATCGTCCCAGATGCTGATGAGGGTGCATATCTTGGCACTGCATCATTACCATTCTCCGAGGCACACATTGACGAGATTAGAATTGGTGTAAGTGGCAATGGAGAAATTGATACTGCATCTGGCAATTTAACACTTGATTCTACTGGTGGAACAACAACAGTTGATGATAACTTGATTGTGAGTGGCACATCTACATTACAGAGCAACACTGCCATCACCGGAACATTAACAGTTACCGATGACATCACCGCATTCTTCTCATCTGATGAAAGATTAAAATTAGATATTACACCGATTAAAGAACCTCTTACCAAGATTCGTTCAATCAGTGGTAATACATTCACCTGGATTGAGGGTGGTGTTCATGAAGGTGAAGATACCGGTGTTATCGCACAAGAAATTGCTGCTCTTGGACTTCCCGGACTCACTACTATCAGAGAGACTGGTTATATGGCAGTCAAATATGACAAACTCACTGCACTACTTATTGAAGCAGTTAAGGAATTATCAACTAAGGTTGAAATTCTAGAGCAAAAATTATCAGATAAATAACTCCATGGAGATGCACAAGTAGATGGCAAATTATAGAAAGTCTTTTAATTTTCGTAATGGTGTTCAGGTTGATAACGACAACTTTATTGTAGATGCAAATGGACTGGTTGGAATTGGCACCTCTATTCCTTCCGAGTTTCTTGATGTAAGAGGAACTGCAAAAATTAGTGGTATTGTATCAACTGCGGACTTATTTGTCACCGAGGACGTATTTGTATCAGGTGCCTCAACAGTAACAGTGTTAGATGCAACCAGTCTTAATGCAACTGGTATTGTAACAGCACAACAATTTTTTGGTGATGGTAGTCAATTATCTGGTGTTGTTGCCGTTGCAAGAACCGGATGGTCTATTACTGATGCAGGAATCTCCACAATAGCTAATGTTGGGGTAGGCACCACTAATCCTGCAACTTTATTACAAGTTGGTGATGATCCAACATCGGCAACTTATGGTGTTGGTATTGATTCAACTGGACAAGGAAACTTTACAGGTATTTTAACAGCAGGTTCATTTCAATCTACCGGTATTATAACTGGTTCCAATTTGCTTGCATCGGGATTCTCTACATTCTTCTCCAGTGTTCAGATAACGAATGATGTAAATGTTGGTGGTGTTGTAACTGCAACCACCTTCATTGGAGATTTGACCGGAGAAGTTAATGCCGCAAAATTTGATACAAATTCTACGGGTATCGTTGTATCTGGTATTGCAACTTTCACCGATGATGCACAAATCACTGCTGGTGGATTAGTCGTTACTGGTGTCACCACTTCAACGAGTTTTGTTGGTAATATCACTGGTAGTGTAACTGGAAATGTTACTGGTGATGTAACGGGTAATGTCACAGGATATTTGAGTGGTGTTGCACAGACAGCAGGTTTTGCATCAACTTCATTCGGACTTGATGGCACACCTGATATTACAGTAGGAAATATTGTTGGTTCATCTGCAACTGTAACCGCACTGGTAGTTGATAATAAACTCGGTATTGGTTCTGATACTCCTGCCTCTGATATTGAAATCAGAAAGATTACAAATACAGCAATAGATGTTATTACATCCAGCAACACTTCTAGAATCAGTGTCGGACAATCTGTCGGAACAGGTAATAGCAGTGGTGTCTTAAGTTTCAACTCTGGAACACTGAGTCTCTCCAACTACGATCTTGGTGGAGTTAATATCAATCTCCATTCTGGATCTGGTGCCGGAACAACAGAAAGTTTCAAGGTTAGATACGACGATAATACTAAATTTGAGACCACATATGATGGTAAGGTAGGTGTTAATCGTCATGGTATTACATTAACACGAGAACTGGAAGTCGGTGGAAATACATTCATAAGTGGTTATGGACAGGTTGCAGGTATTCTTACCGTAGGACAAGGTGCTAATCAACTCACTCTTGGTGATGGTAGTGCTCTACCAATTTCTAGTAGTGCTGTTATTAGCGTAACCAGTGGTATTTCAACATTCAATGATCTTCTTGTTAGTCGCAATTTTCAAGTTGGAAGTGGCATCGGAACGTTCTTAGGAGATACTTTTGTTGGTGGAAAGTTGGGGATTGGTACAGCATCTGATACTGGATTTCCTGATAGTTTTGACTCTACTATCTTTGGAGATTTTTACTCAGATGGAAGAATTATTTCTAAAACACAACTTGGAATGTCCACTAGTGCTGATGGTTCATTCGTAACTGATCCAAGACCAAGTGTAGATGCATTGGGGCAAATTGTTCCCGGTTTTGCAAGTGGAAGTTTCCAAACACAAAATAGTTTCGTCATGTTTGGCGGAAGTGGATTATTTGTTCCCACTGCTCCTATTATTGCGGCAGGATATGGACAAACTAATCAAGCATTAGTTACTACTGATGCAGGTACTTCAAAATATTTGACTAGAATCGGAATCAATACTTACTTTGCCAGATCTGTTCTTGATGTTGGTATGGCAAGCACCACGATGAACAGTTATGTCATTATGCCTTCAGTTAATACTGAAGAACTTGACATCATTGCAAATCTCTGGTCCGGCAATGCTGGTGGTAATCAGAATGTAAATCCGGTTCAATCTGGATTTGGAACGGAACAGTCCAAGAAACTTCTTGCACCTAATGGTGTTCCTGGTGGTTCAATCGTTTATAACAATGAATCCAGAAGACTTAATGTTAGCACAGGTGGCACAGTATTCTGTGGTGTTGCAACATTAACACAAAACCAATCTGGATATGATTCACTTGCAATTCCCACATTCAATACTACTAAGAGAAACTTAATGAGTGGTTATGGCAACCTTCCTAAAGGTGCAATCATGTATAACACAACCACAAACAAACTTAACTTCTGGAATGGTTCTGCATGGGAGGCAGTAACAAGTTCAACGTAATAGCTTGACAGAATCATGAAAACCCTATAGACTACCTTTGTCCGGGTTGAAGAGGAAACTTTAAGACACTATAGAAACCGGTTGTAAAACTGTCACACCACCTCCTAATCGGGGTGGTTTTCTGCTATAATATATTCATACCAAACAGGAACGAACTTGGTCACCCTTCGCCCACACCAGAAGAAAGCACTGAATGCAATGCTGGCATATGACAAGGGTCAGGTCATCATCCCTACGGGTGGTGGCAAGACTATGTGTATGATACATGATATTATTGAGAATCAAAAGTATATTGATAATGGTTCTACTATTGTTGTTGTAGCACCTCGCATTCTTCTGGCAGAGCAACTCTGCAAAGAGTTTCTTGAAGTGATTGATACTACTCATACTCATGTGATGCAGGTTCATAGTGGTGATGTTGAGTATTTCAGCACCACCAAAGCAGACACGATTCACTTGTTCAACAACACTGCAAGAACTGCTGGTGAGAATGTCATCATCTTCACCACATATCACTCACTACATCGTCTTGTAGAGGCAGACATTGAAGTGAATACAATTTACTTTGATGAGGCACATAACTCCGTTCAACGTAATTTCTTTCCTGCAACTGAGTTCTTCAGTAATGATTCTGATCGTTGCTATTTCTTCACTGCGACTCCTAAGCACTCGTTGTCTGTATTCAAACCAGGAATGAATGATCCTGAGGTTTATGGTCAGGTCATCTGCAATGTTCCTGCACCTCAACTTGTCAAAGAAGGTTATATCCTTCCTCCTAAGGTTGTGGTTCATCAACTACCTCAGGGTGATTTCAAACTATCTGACGATAAGAATCTGTTGAATACGATTGATGCAAACTCACTCAATAAGATTCTGATTGCAGCACGTTCTACCAAGCAGATTTTGCGTATGGTAAGTCAGTCTGATTTTTGTCAGCAACTACATGAACGTGGATACAACTGGATGTATATTACATCTAAAACCGGTGCAATCATCAATGGCAAGAAGGTTTCCCGTGAGGAATTCTTCAAGACTTTGAATGCCTGGGGTCAGGATG